CCCTCCGGCTGTCCGGTTCCGGCGATCTGTTGTTCGTCCGCTCCTACCATTTTCTCGAATGTCCTCCCGTTGGTTTACCCCGTTCACACGAACGGGGGTACGTCGGGGAAAGAAGGTTAGAACATACCTGTTGGTTTTGTCAAGGTGTCGGCTGTTGCGGCGCTTGTGGCGGTGCCTGCTGTCGCCCGCCGCCCTCTTCCTCTTCCGGCTCGTATTCGGCCATCAGGAAGGCCTCAACAGCCTCGGCCAGTTGCTCATCCTCCATGAGCCGCTCCAGAAGCTCCTGCTGTTCCTCGTCAAGCGGTCGTTGCGCCACCAGCGCCTCGCGTATCTCGACAAGTGCCACCAGGTCGTCCGGCTCAAGGGCCTGCTGAAGAATGTGTATCGCCTGCTCCGGCGGCATGGTGGGCTCCCCCATGTCCGGCTCCTGCATCCCCTGTTGCTGCGCCTGTGCGCCCATCTGCTGCTGCATCTGCGCCTGCATCATCGCCTGCTCTTTCGCCTCCATGCGCTGGTTTATCTGCTGGCGGTTCGGGAAGTTCAGTTCCTCCAACAGCGCCATCCGGTCAATGCCCTCGATCTGATAGACGCGTATGGCCTGGTCGGCCCTCTGCGCCTGACTCATCGGCATGTCACCGCCGGTCTGCACGACCACGCGCAGGTCCTTCGGGGCCCGGACCTCCTCACCGATGCTGAAGAACCTCTTGGCTTTGCCAATAAGTCCGAGATTGTCTGCGCTCACAACCTCCGAGAGTTCCTCGGGCTGCACCTGCCCTCTGCTCATGCCCTCCTGCGTCATGTGGCTCATAGACCGCGGCTCGTTGTAATTCGCCTGCATCGCTTCGAGAACCATCTGGCCCACCAGCTCAAACGCCAGCGCCACCTCCCTGATAATCTCGCGAGGGCGCGTGAGGGCGGCTTCCTGCAACGCTTGTATCGCGACGCCGGCCTGTACGCCTGTCGGTCGCTTCCCGCGCGTGACATTATGGACGCCGCTGATTACGTCGAGAGCTTCGCGGTTCATGCTCACCATGTTCCAGAGGTCAGAAGGCAGAGGGATACCGCCGAGACGCTCGATGCCAGCCTCCTGCTTGGTGCCCTGGAACTTGTAGGCATGGCCAGGGGCGTTACTTATTTCCTGATTTGGATCCCCGTAGATGGCAACCTGCGGGTTGGCAGTGACCCGCGCGTTGATGTTGAAGCGCAGCCGCAGAAGATTGATGTCGTCCTGCACGTCCCGAAGCTGCTTGATATCAGACGAACCCCAGATGTCACGCGGGTTCCGCTGCGGCGCAAACAACACCACCGGCCACCGCTCCCCCAGAGGGTTCGGCCCTGAATACAGCATCTGCTCTCCGGTGTAGATGGTCAGGCGCTTCCCGAACTCGTGATATACTTCCCACACCTCAATCAACTCTTCGGCTTCGGCGCTGACGCGCTCTTTGCCCGGTCGCGTCGCTCCCGTCCACTCTGACTTCGCCGCGTCCTCCAGTTTGATCTTCGCGTACGCCCCATCGCCGGAGAATATCTTCTTCGCCTGCTCCTTGGAGTATTCGTTCAGCAAGGCCACGAACTCGCAGTCCTCTAGTCTGTCGGCCGCCGTGTCAGGGAAGATGCAGAAGGGGTCTTGCCAGGTGACAGCCACATCTCCATTCTCGCCCAGGTCAGGGTCGTACCATATCTTCAGCGCACCGGTGCCGAGGATCACGGCATCCTCCAGCGCCATACGCAGCTCCGTGCGAACTGCCCGCCGGTGGTAGTACGCCTGTATGTAGTCGGTCACATTGTCCTTCAGGTCGGCCTGGGAGTCCACCACGTACCACATCGGCGCCGAATCCAGCAGAATCGGCACCGTTGTCCGCACGATGGAGAACACGAAGTTGGCGATGCGGAGCTCCTGCTTTACCCACTTCTCCTGGTCCTCCATCGCAAAGGCCTTCTTCTGGCCTTCGCCCTCGTAGTAGTCGTACAGGTCCTTCCAGTCCGAGTGTTGCTGCTGCGCGATACTGCGCGATCGCTTCACGCGCGTCGTCAACTCTGCGAGTGCTTCTCGTGACATCTTATCTGCCATTGTGAACACCGCCTACATTACTGGTATCTTCTCGCCTTTTCCTGAAGAACTCTGCAACTCTATGCCGAGTACACCCATCATCGCCCTCTGCTGAGCGGTCATCAGCGTCTTCTCATTCGCGTTGCGGAGGAACTTGTACTCGTCGTTGTCGGGTTCGTCCGGCGTCTTACCTGCATATCCGTAGCGCCGCGCCCGCTGCACACCGTAGGCCAGCGCGTCAATGATGTCGTCCTTCTTCCCCTTCGGGAACCGCAGCAACTGCTCCTCAAGCGCAGAGTCCTCAAGCCACGGCGCATGATACACCATGCCGGCGGTGTACGGGGGCTCCAGCGACTGCACGATCCGCGAGTGCTTGTTCTGCTGCGTGACCGGGAGGGCAATAAGCGGAAGGGGCGTTTTCTGGCGCGTAGTCTCCTGCTGGATATTCTGGAACATCACCTTCCCGCCGCTCCCCATCACTTCCACGCACACCTGCAAGGGCCGGTGCTTCCGGTACATGATGAAAACGCCGTTGATGCAGGCGGTCGCGGTCTTGAAACCCGTCTGGTAGTCAATCACGTAGATGTTCCCGTCGGCGTCAACACCCACGACCACGATAGCCGGGTCACTCGACCCCTCCCCAGAGGCCGGGTCCACAATGATGTAGCTGCCGACATCCGGCAGTTCTTTGTACGGCTTGAACATTTCTTTATGGAAGAGTTGAAGCTCTGCCGGAAGTGGCTCCAGCATGTACTGCGAGGAGAAATGACTGAGCCCCATCAGGGCCTTCTGAGCGGCCACCACTTCATCATCCCACTCATCGGGGAAGAAATACGTCCGCTCCCCCTTCTCTTCCTTGTACACCGGCTCAATCCAGGTGTCCAGGTACTGACTCCAGCCCGGATCATCCAGCACCCACCCGTACATATCCCAATCCGCATACCGCGTCCCCAGCACTACCAACTCCTCCGTGTCCATCGTCGGCGGCAACTTCTGCATGTAGTCAATGACGTGCTGGTGCACCTTCGGCGTCTGGATGTTCGTGTCCGTCACCGCGTCGTCTATCGTCATGCTGGCAACGTGCCGGCCTGCGATGGACTGCTTCACCGTGCGGAACTCAAACGTCGGGGACTGAATATCAGACCGCCCGGGCCGCTCGATAGCTCGTATCTTCGTACTCCAGGCGTTTTTCTGGGGTTTTATGTCGGGGTAGAAGAACTGGAAGATGGGGTCCTCAAGCAACGTCGCGATTTTTCCAGAGATAATGTTCCTGAAATCGTCGTCTGCCGTTACGACAATGTGGCAATCATTGGGACGCTGTATCACCCGCTGCACATTCCGAGCGTAATTGCAGATGGTGGTCTTGAACCCCGCCCGGTGTATCAGCCCCATGCGCCGGCCGCCCTTCGGATTCTGCGCCCACCGGCACATCCTCCCATGCGGACCGTCAACTGCCGAAAGTCGTGTGTACTGCAATATCACCGTCGCCAGAAAGTGCAGGTCGTCACGCCCCTGCTGCGCCAGCTCCTCGCGCCGGTCGTCCTTCATCCGAGCGAAGCAGCCCCCAATAAACCAGCCATTCGGCTGGAACATCTCCCCAATCAGACCGTAGTGCTCGTAATGACTCACCTTCCGCTGCTGCTCCGTAGTACACAGTGACTCCGTCCGCCGACCACCAGCATCCTGCATCAACTGCCGGTAACGGCGCTCCCGGTCACGCTTAGCCTTCCGCTTCGGCATCCCCGGCATCTACGGGCTCCTCGTCGCTGAAGGTGACATCACAATTCTCGTGAAGGTCTCCCACCGTATTTGCCCTACGCTCCATCGCTGCCTCCGCTGCCTCTGCATCCCCGCTCAATCCCACAGCCCCAGGCTCCTTGGCTCCCAAAGCAATCTTCGCAGCACTAAGCCGAACCGTAGCATTCTCGTCATCAAGCATCGCACTCAAACGCGCCAAAGCCTTCTCCCGTAACTCAGTCAGCGTCATCCAGCACCTCCTTCAGATTTACAACGAGAGCACAGGTTGGGCCTGAGGCCTCACATTGCCGGGTTTACGGCCGCTTCCTCGCGCATAGCTGATCAGTCCAGGGAGGGTCAAAGCCCTCTCGCCCAGGCCAGTATCAACGCGACTCTCCTGCCTCACCACGAAAACCATATCCAAAATTGCGCTCAGCAATCCCGGCCGGGTGAAGCAGGGCCTATGCTCTCAAAGGGCGCTTACAACGGTACTGAAGGACTATCAGTCAGCCCGACTTCTGGCCGCGCTTGTGTTCCTGGTCGGCCTTCTTGGCCTTATCCAATTCGGCCTTAGGAACAGCAAGCAGGCATTTAGCCAGTCGCTCGAAGCGCTTGTCGCTGGATGTGGCTCGTATTTCAGACGCCTTGGCTTTCACGCCGCGATCTGTATTGATAGCAAGTACACCTTCTTCTCGTCGAACGTGTAGTAGATAACTAGCGATGGCGCGGCAGGAACATCGTTCGTTGGGAGAAACCAGACACATGAGTTATCCGCAACCTGAGTCCCTTTGGCGGTAGGATCGCGGGATAGAGTCCATTCCGCCCCCTCCACAAACTCATCGGCACGTTTGACGTTTGGTTCTATGTCGGCAAGTTGTTCCTCGAACCGCGTCTCTTTGACGACGCCTCTCATATCGCCGCTGCCTCCAGACAGGCAACTGCGTCGTCCTCCAACATCAAGCCCATCTTGCGTTCCTCATCAGTTGGTTGTCTTGAACCGACTAACGCGGTGACGTAAGGAATGGTTTCCCCGTCCTTCGCCAACTGCCAACCAATAAACCGATGAGACACGTCACTCATCTCGCGGGCGTTCTTGCCCCAGTGTTCTTTCACCAAGTTCTCCACTAGCCTGAGCTCTTCAGGAGCAAACTTTTTGGTGTTGGGAAGCCGGAGGGCTAATGGCCGCTCCAAACTTCGCCCGAAGTAGTCATGGATGCGCACGACGATATCTGGGTCTGATTCAGGCGGCTTGCGGAAGGCGGGTATTACTCGCAATAGAGCACGCGGCGCTGGCCCCAGCGGAAGACGCTGGTACTCATGTCCGGTGATAGACTTACCGAAGATTAGGTAGCTAAGGAAGTCGCAGAAGAACACCACTTTATTCAGTTTGATCTTCCCAAACGGCTCGTCCCCCTCCGAAAGCGTGGACACGAGGATAACCAATTCCCGCAGTTTCACGTCACTTGACTTCTGCTTAGGCATGGCCGTCTCCCTTCCATCTCTCATTCAAGATTAGCACATTCGGAGTCTTGGCGCAATAGGCATATTGAGGCATCTTGTTTCGGCAAGCAGGAATGTCTTGCATATATGTCGAATGATAGTGCTACCGCCGGGCTCCGGCACAACTCGACCTTTCGCTGTCTAGCACACGCAATGGGCAGGGCGTGCTTGCTTGGCGCTCAGAAAGGAGAGTTGCTTATGCCGATAAGCCCAAGCATGGCGCAAGCAAAGGTGCGCCAGGCTCAAAACAAGCTGAAGAGCAATCTTCGCCGTTTCGAGTCTGACATGCGCCGCCAGCAGCGGGAACTCGAAAGAGCCACCCGCGAGCTGAGACGCCTGCGCTAGACCAAGGCTGGAGCCCGGCGGCAAAACCAGGTTGTCAAGGAGGAAATATGATGGCATCGTTCAAGGATGTATTTATCCAGGCCATACACGACAAGATGAAGGTCAGAATCACGTTCTTCTCTAAAGAGGACGGGAAAGACATCACTCGCCTATGTGCTCCAATGGACTACGGTCCCGGTCGTAAAATGCACGACCAGAGCGACCGCTACTGGCTATGGGACTACAATAGTGATACGGGCGTACACCCCCTTCCCCTCAAGGAGGAACAGATACGATCAATGGTAGTCCTTGAGGATTCTTTCGACCCGGATGAGTTCATCAGGACATTTTCATCAGCCCCATCATGGATCATCCCGAGGGATTGGTGAGGCACGCTCGGATCAGTTCGACTAGTTTGAGTGCCGTTGGCCTATCCTTTAGCGCCACATAATCCTTTTCTTCTGGATTGTGGTCGCTGAAGCTCACGCCAAACTCTAGTTGCCCCCTATCATCCTCGCTTCTAACTACCAGCGGAATGCAGCGCCGTTCTGGATTGGTTTTCATTGTTGTATCCATTCCAATTGCCTCCTTTTGGTGCGCCAAGTATATTATTACCCTTACAACGACTACTGTGACAAAATCCGCCGCGCTCCGGACAGGTACGCCCGGAGCCCTTCCACCAGCAAAGCCCGGTCCTCAGCACTCAAACGCAACACCTCAGTACCGTCAACGAGCACCGACAAGTCCCCCTCGGCAGGGAAGCTTAGCCAAACACCATGACCCAATTCAAGACTCACCCTGTCGGTAAAAGCATCTACTTCAGGACCATCACCAATCATCAACACGACCTCCAAAAAATGTGTGAAAAAAATATCCACGCACTGTCATATAGGTATATACGTCTGAACCCGATATTTAGGTGTACCCCCCTAGCCGGTCACTCGCGTTCGGGGCCTATGGTGGCACAGGTGCGTGGTGGCTGTCAAGCGTCGTGGCCGGTGGCCTGTGTTGTGGCATGGTCACGGCGCCGGCGCACGTCCTGTTGTTGCTTCTATGACCTGCAAGGCGCCACAGCCCACGTCCAGAGCGTCCAGCACCGGCGCCGCAGAGCCGTGGTAGCGCGTGTGAGCGGATTGCAGGCCGAAGTAAGGGCATAGCCCCACTATGATGGTGTCGCGGCTCAGAACGCACAGCAGGGGGATCGGGTATCAGACATGGAGAAGCCCCCGACTGGTCGCCGAGGGCTCAGGTGGACCTGCTCGAGGAGCTGGCCGACTACCTCAAGCCCAATTCCCGTTCATGGCTTCCGTATAGGCCACGTCCTGTTGCGCCGCCTCGTACTCCGCCAGCCCGGGATCGGCGGGACCGTCGTCCTG